TGAAGGTTCTTTTTCACAATCAAGTCTGGAAGGACTACGTGAGTAAAAAAATATGGTATGATTGGCATGATATGCGGAGAGATGTTAATACTCTTTGTAGAGCAGTCATGTTAGATAAGTATGATCCAAATGTTATTGTAGGAATTGCTCGGGGAGGACTACTTCCTGGAATTATGATGTCCCATTGGATGCAAAAACCCTTCAAACCCATTATAGCCTCATTAAGAGATTTTCCTGAATGGGAAGATTACTTACCTAGAACAACAGATAAACGTATTCTTATCGTAGATGATATATGTGATTCTGGAAAAACTTTCGAAAAAATTCATAAACATATCGTTGAAAAGCGAGATGAAATAGACAAGGAAAACCTTGAAATTAGATTCGCCGCTCTTTGGTGGAACAACGAATGTGATTTTGAACCCTATTATTATGTACAAGAGTGCGCAAAGGATTCAGAAAATATCTGGATCCATTTTCCCTGGGAACATTGGTGGAATGCTCCCGTTTAACAACTTAACTCGGAAGGAGTTAAAATGAAGAAACTAATTGCCTTAATGGCAACGATTGTCGGGTTGGCAATCTTTAGTATAGTAAATGTGTCTGGAGGAAAATTACCTTCAGTTGGTTATGTTCTAGTGGGGCCAAAAAACGATGGTGGTTGGTCAATGAGACATTATCATGGATTCAAATCCTTAGAAAAACATGGTTATAATGTTTCTGGTGTCGAGATGGTGCCAGAATCAGAATCAACAAAAGTATTTCGTAAACTTGCAAGAAAACATGATATTGTTTTTGCAACTTCATTCGGTTACATGGATGGAATGGTGAAGGCTGCAGCAAAAGACAAAGATACAATTTTCATGCACGCCACAGGATACAAAGGTAACGACTCAAACATGGACAATTATGTTTGTCACTCATTTCAAGCACGTTATCTAACTGGCATTGCAGCCGGAATGTTGACAAAGACAAATAAGATTGGTGTAGTTGGTTCACATCCAATTCCTGAAATTATTCGTAATATTAATGCACTTACACTTGGTGCACAAACAGTAAATCCTGATATTGAAGTTTCTATAGTATGGATAAATTCTTGGTTTGATCCACCTAAAGATATGGATGCGGCCAAGGCTCTTCTTGATGCAGGAAATGATATACTCTATACAACAACCGATTCACCTAGTGTAGTTGCTCTTGCTCAACAAGCATGGAAAACTAATGGTAAAGAAGTTTGGAGTATGGGTAATGATGCACCTATGGGAAGTAACGGCCCAGACCGATACATCACAGGAATGATGTTCAACTGGAATGTTCTTTACAAACATATCGTTGACCAACTTGCAGCTGGAAAACTCAAAATGAACCAGAGATGGAATTGGGGCTTACAAGAAAATTGTGTAGGTCTATCTCCATGGGGTAAGAATGTTCCGGGTGAAGTTGTTAATAAAGTTGAAACCGTCAAGATGCAATGGATTCAAGATGATCTGGATACATTCTTTCCTTTTGATCAAGGAATCACAAAAGCTGATGGAAGCACAGTTGGTAAAGGTGAAATTGCTAGACCTCAAATAGAAACTATGCAATATTTTGTTAAAGGGGTTGTTTCCCGATTTCCCTCAAAATAATATAATGAAAGGTATATATGGAAGGCTTATTTGAAAGCATTCTGACCGCAGTAGCGGTTGTTATTAATGGTATCCCTCAGGGAATTTTGGCGTTAAGCTTTGGCTTCGCAGCTTTTCCTACGGCAATAGCATTTGTAATTGGTATCATTGGTTCGGCATTCTTTATGTCTGTCGCAACTATATCCTTTCAAGCAGAAACAATCACGTTAGCTGGTACTCTAGGTAATAATATAAAAGAAAGACTTTCTCTTATATTTTGGGGTGCCACCCTACTGTTGATTCCCTCTTTGCTTGGAATGAATGAAGCGTTAGTTAATTTTATTGGTCCCCTAGTTGTCACATCAATGATGGCTGGAGTGGGTATTATGTTAGCGAATGTTTCTGTAGATTTGTTTAAGTCAGAAAAATGGACAGGAGGAGTATCTTTAATTAGTGCTTTACTTGCTTGGTTTTGGACTAAAGACTTAGCACAAACAATTATATGGTCCGTGAGTTTATCTACACTTTTTTATGTTGCATTAAAGTTTTATGCTCCATTACGCGAAAAGTTAGGTGTCGTACTAGAAGAAATTGTAGTAGACAGCTCACGCGAAAAGTTTACAACGGGCAACATTGAGTGGAAGTTTTGGACTAATAGAAACATCGTTATTGGTGCTTTATCATTAGCATGTTTAAACATTGGGGCCAATATTTCATTTGGTAAAATTACTGGAAGTATTGCAGGGACTAATACAAATATAGATCATCTTGCAATTTATTCTAGTCTTGCAGATATGGGCTCAGCATTCTTTGGTGGTGGTCCAGTTGAAGCGATAATTTCTGGAACTGCGGCCGCACCTATGCCAATAGTTGCATCTTGTATTATGATGGGAATTATGGCAGTTATTCTATTAAGCAAAGCATTGCCTTTGATCGGGCAGTATGTACATAGAGCATCTATTGCAGGTTTTCTTTTTGTATTAGGTGTATTCGTTACCTTTGCTACAAATATTGCTGGTGCTATTAGCATTGGTGGAACCTTTGCTGGACCATATGGATTTGGAGCAGCAGGAATGGTAATTGGCGCTGCAGCATTTGTAACTGCAAAATTTAATCCTTTTTATGGTTTGCTTGCAGGATTTGCTACAAGCCTAATCATGATGGGGGCTTAATATGGCTTGGGGAGAACCTTTTACAGATGAGTTCTACGAATTAAAAGTCGCAGGACTTACACGTAAGTTACCCAAAGTCAAAATCAATGACGAGCTCGCTATTGCGAGCTTTGTCATATTGGGTGATACAGAATTAATAGAAGAATGTGCTGAAGCAATGATTCTTCTGAATAATTTTCCAAAGAAAGATGAAATTGATATTTTTTGTACACCAGAAGCAAAGGGAATACCGTTGGTACATACCATTGCAAGAAGGTTAGAAAAAGATTATGTCATTGCAAGAAAATCTATCAAAGGATATATGAATGATCCTATGATAGAAAAAGTTCAATCTATCACTACAATCGGCGCACAAACACTTGTCCTTGATAGGAGTGATGTTAAGAAATTAGAAGGAAAGAGAGTAGGTATTATTGATGATGTAGTATCTACAGGGGGCTCTTTGATAGGACTTCAGACAATGTTAGAAAAAATTGATTGTTCTATTGTATGTAAAGCAGCTGTTTTATTGGAAGAGGCTGGATATGCCAAAGGTGATATACTTTATTTAGAAAAACTCCCAATTTTTAAACCAGATGATTCCGATAATTGATTTGAAAAGTGATACTTGCGAAGCGCAGATGTATGACGCTTATACAACTGTGGGATTCGCAGTATTCACTAATGTTTATGATGAGTGGCTATCAGAATTTCAAGACTGGAAGCAACTCATGGACGAGTTCTTCCAACTACCATTAGATGTGAAAAAGAAATATGTATATAATGGAGTAAAGGGTTCCTCAACATGTCGTGCCGGCTGGGGCGAGATGGGTTATATTCAGAGTCGAGATGGTGATTCGAAAGAATCATATAATTGGATTGAACCAGCAAGAATGCAAGAACAATATTGGCCTACAGAAATTCCAGAGTTTAAACCATTAGCTCAATCTATCCTTCAGATCTCTCAACGTCTTTCTTATCAATTTTTCAATAAGTTTGAAAGTATGTTCAAACATAAAAAAGGATATTTAATAGATAAGCATACGAATGGTTATGTTAATATGAGAATGCTTCATTATCCAGCGCACAAGAAGCAAGAGGATCACGAGTTCGGAGGAGAACATACTGATTATGGTTCTATCACTTTACTCTTTCGTTTCGATGATGTTGGAGGTTTACAAGTACAGGATAGAAAAACAGATGAATGGATTGATGCTCCTGTAGTGAAAAATTCAATAGTATTAAACATTGGAGATATGTTTCAAAGATGGTCTAATGATACGTTAAAATCAACTAATCATAGAGTTGTTAATACAGTTCATACAAACTCTAGATATTCAATGCCGTATTTTGTAGATCCCGGTAGAGATGTATTAATTAAGAATTTCACAGATGAACCAGATAAACATTTACCAATTTCTACCGATGAATATTTTAAACAGACACTAGCTCTACACAATGTTGAACAGAGTTGGGAACAACAGATTAATTAAAAAGGAAAATATGTTACCAGTATTATTATTTAATGTGATTTCAGGACTTGTTATGGACAAAGCTCAAGACCTTGCGAAAGAACACGTGGAAGCAATGATTGATAGTATCATTCCAGATGATGCAAAAGAAGAGTTAGATGATCTCGTTAAATCAGATCCTACTCACATGTTTGAAACAGCAAAAGATGCTTTAGTAGGTGCAGTCGAAGGAAAGCTTCCTATACCATTAAAAGATGGAACTATTAAACCTATAGAACTTATTATTAAAGTGAAATTCGATCCTACCACTATGGATTTAGATATCGAAAAAGCTTGACATTTGTTTTAACCTGTGGTATAATATATAATGATTAAAGTGAAAGGATTAAATGAGTTATTTTGATGAAATGTTGAAAGTAGCGAACAACACTTATGGTTCAAAAGTGAGTGATGGTGTTGAAGCTGGAGATGTCGAAAGTTATATCGACACAGGATCATACATATTAAATGGATTATTATCTGGGAGTATCTATGGAGGATTACCTTCTAATAAAATCACTGCGTTCGCTGGTGAAAGTTCTACAGGAAAAACTTTCTTTGTCTTGGGTTGTGTCAGACAGTTTCTTGCAGATAATCCTAGCGGCGGTGTTATTTACTTTGAGTCTGAATCCGCTTTAACAAAACAGATGATAGAATCAAGAGGAATTGATTCTAACCGAATGATTATCCTGCCCGTTGCAACAGTTCAAGAATTTAGAACACAAGCAACAAAAATTTTAGAAAAACATTTAGAAGAATCTGAAAAAGATCGACCACCAATGATGTTATGTTTAGATTCATTAGGTAATCTTTCTACCTCTAAAGAGATGGAAGATGTTAGCGATGGTAAAGAGACCAGAGATATGACCAGAGCTCAAATGGTTAAAGGAACATTTAGAGTTCTTACTTTGTTAGGAGGTAAAGCAAAGGTTCCTCTTGTTGTTACTAATCACACATATGATCAAATAGGGACACTGTTTCCTCAAAAGATTATGGGTGGTGGAACCGGTCTCCATTATGCCGCATCTAGCATAGTATTCCTGTCTAAGAAGAAAGAAAAGGATGGGACTGAGGTAATTGGTAATATAGTCCATTGTAGAAATTTTAAATCTCGGCTCACTAAAGAGAATAAGATGATTGATGTTCTTCTTACTTATAAAGAAGGATTAAATCGTTATTATGGTTTAGCAGAATTAGCTGAGAAGTATGGAATCTTTAAAAAGGTTTCTACTAGATTAGAAATGCCAGATGGTGAAAAAGTTTTCTTGAAATCAATTCTAAAAAATCCTACTAAGTATTTTACCAAAGAGATTTTAGATAAAATAGATGCAGTAGCCCATAAAGAATTTCTTTATGGTGAAGTCGGTCTTGAAGAAGAAGCAGCAGAGGAAGAGGATGTCGAACGAACTGACTAAAGAAGATTATGTTAGGATTAATACTTATTATAGATTAGTCCCTCATCCAGAATATCCTGATGATATTGCTAATCAATGCATAGAGATGACAACCGGACCTTTTAAAGGTGTCATTTATAAGTATGGTAAATTTCAAGTAGCCCCGCCAGATGCAGAAGATGAAAGTACTGCAAAGTATGAATATGATGTAATACTAGTTCCACCTGAATTAGAAGGAGTTGAACACTCTGATGAAGAAGGTGAAGAATTTGAATTTATGATTGGTGAAATATTAGTGAAATTATTATGGGACAGATATTTAGAACAAGACAACGCAGAAATGACAAACCCAATAACCTTTGTGGAGGACGATGAATCAACGGATAGAGCACCTAATACTATCTCATTTGATACACAATGAACCTTTTTCCCGAAAGGTTTCCCCTTATATAAGGCAAGAATATTTTGATGATAATTCAGAAAAACTTATCTTCAAACAAGTACAAGACTATATTGTTAAACATAATAGTCTACCTACAAAGCAAAGTCTTCTAATTGATTTAGATCAACAAGAAGGTTTGCATGAGAATGAATATCAAAAAGCTACAGAAATAATTAATACCTTAGATAAACCTGAGGATAAAGATGTAACTGCTTGGCTTATTGAACAATCAGAAACCTTCTGCCAAGATAAGGCAATTTATAATGCGGTTGTTGATGCAATTGCTATTTTAGAAGGTAACGAAAATAAATCAAATTTACAAAAAGGTGCTATTCCATCTTTATTGTCAGATGCGTTAGCAGTATCATTTGATCCCCATGTAGGTCATGATTTTATTGAAGATGCAAATGAAAGATTTGATTTTTATCATAGAATCGAAGAGAAGATTGAATTCGATCTTGAAATGTTTAATAAGATCACTAAAGGAGGGTTACCTAACAAAACCCTTAATATATGTCTTGCTGGAACTGGTGTCGGTAAGTCTCTTTTTATGTGCCATCATGCTGCTAGTTGTTTATCCATAAACAAGAATGTTCTTTATATTACTTTGGAAATGGCTGAAGAAAGGATCGCTGAAAGAATAGATGCAAATCTTTTAGATATACCTATTAGTCAATTAGAAGAACTTTCAAGGGATATGTATCAAAAGAAAATTGATAAGATAAATGCAAAGACTAAGGGTAAAATTATTATTAAGGAATACCCCACTGCTGCAGCAAGTGCAATGCATTTTAAAAATCTTTTATCAGAATTAAAGTTGAAACGTAATTTTACTCCTGATATAATATTCATAGATTATTTGAATATATGTTCAAGTGCAAGAATCAGAACAGGAGCAAACGTAAATTCGTATACTTATATTAAATCAATTGCTGAAGAGTTAAGAGGATTAGCGGTAGAATTTAATGTTCCCATTGTATCCGCGACGCAGACCACAAGATCAGGTTTTACAAGTACAGATATTGGATTAGAAGATACTTCTGAAAGTTTTGGTTTACCAGCAACTGCTGATTTTATGTTTGCTATAATATCCTCTGATGAAATGGAAGAATTAAATCAATTACTTGTAAAACAATTAAAGAATAGATATAATGATCCCACATCTTATAAGAAGTTTATTATAGGTATAGACAGATCTAAGATGAGATTATATGACGTAGAACAAAAGGCCCAAGATGATATTGCAGATAGTGGGCAAGATGATGAACCATTATTTGATCAATCCACCGGCAATAGAATGCGCAATAAAGTAGACTTTGGTACTTTTCAATATGAATGATTTAGATTTTGTTAAAAATTCATTAGGATGTATAAACGAAGCCTTTAAAGAATTTAAGAGTTCTTATAATACATTGGAATTCGGCTTCCGGAAACCTATTTCTCATTGGCATGTCTGCGCCAACAGAATGGAAGAAATATTAGAAGAAGAATTAGATTTTTCTTGTTATGTTACTATACGAAAAGATAGAAGCCATGCTTTATATGAAATGACCTTTGATGGAGCCGCTAATGTTCCCGAAGAACATATTTCAGAATCTGAATTAGAAATAACAATTAACTTATCACCAGAATTTTATACGCAACAACTATCTATTCCGGACGATACTTGGGAAAACTATAAACAACAACTTACCCTCACTTTCATTCATGAATTAACACATTCTTTACAATTAGATGACGGCAAAAAGAAAAAAGATAATGATTATTTTTCAAGCCCATTTGAAATAGATGCGTATAGTTCTGAACTCGCCTTTGATATGTTTCTTTATAATAAAGAAGAAAAAACTTGCGATTCGTATGCAAGGTATGCTACAATAGATTCTAAGGTTTCTAATAAAATGAAAACCTTGGCAAAAGAGAAATATCAGTATCTTAAAAATACTAAATAGAGTATAATTCTAATAATTGGAGAAGAATGGATTATACGGTAGAGAAAAAATGAAAACATATACAACTTTCATGGCTCCAATTGAAACTAAATCGGAAATTAGAACCCTTTTAGAGAGAGTAACACCAGAACTTAAAAAACAAGTGCTTGATCAAATCGAAATGATTGACAAGGACGAGGTGTTAAAAAATGTATTAGAGGCCATTCAAAAAGATGTGATGGGCAACATGCTAAGAGTGAAAGCAGCTGACGCCAAAATCACTATGAATGTAGATCTGTTTATTGATTCTATAATATCTATAATTAATAAAACAGGTGATAGTGCAGAAGACCAAGTTACTTTTCTTAAAGACCTACTTGATGGCAAAGTAATAGATTGTATCAAAATGGTCAAAGATAGTTTGAATAAAGTAGTTAAAATGGATTCATATGTTAAGACAAAGAGTCCATTATGGTCCAAGGTTAAAGATAAATTAATCGCTTTAGATATAAAAATTGATAATCAAAATATAGGTCCTGGTGAAATTCTTTATATAATATCAACACCAGGAGGCAAAAAAGGCGATGAAGAGAATAAAGGTGATTGTTGGTTAGCACAAGGTGTTAATGTTGAATTAAAGAAAGATGGAGGAACCTTTTCAAAACCAACTAAATTTGCTGATGCCAGATTAGCATGGATTAATGCATTTAAAGACTTAGGAAGAGATTTAAGTGGTGCAGATGCAGATACAATGGGCCTTGGTGGAACAAGTATATACGGCGAATCAAATAAAGGTGGTGGTATAGCTAATGCATTATCCATAGGAAGTAAAGACTATACAACATTGTATATGGATAACAAAGGCGTTACTCAAAGACTAGCAGACAAAGCCTGTGAATCATTATATGCTAAAGTTTGTGCTATAGCTTGTCCTAATAACGGCGCGCTTCCATATACATTTAATAAAACAGTAAAAAATGGATTAACTGACCCTAATGAATTTGTAAGACAATGGAATGCTAATGCCTTACATGATTATAAAGTACATGGTTGGGATTACTTAACATTATTTAATGCTGATTCAGGTGATACAATTTCATTTATGAGTGCACAGGATTTATATAAGTCTAAACAATGGAATGTGGGTTCTGAATGGATGTTAAGATGGACTGGAGGCGGAGGTTTCGGAGGTACTGGGTCTTCAACAAGAGTTTATGCTGGCACATTTAAAAATATAGCTACATATGATCCTGGTGATACCGATTTTGAGAAAAAGGTAGCAGAAAAAAATAATATAAGAAAAGCTTTAGAGCACGCTTTCGGACAATTAAGCAACAAGAAAAATTCAGGAAAAATAAAAGCGGCATTTAGTAAAGCTAATGATTTAAAAGGTCCTATGAACGATCTTTCAAAGAATAACGAACCTAAAGATTTTAAACCTCTTGTAGGTCAAATAGGACAAAAAATAAGTGACTATTTTCAGGCTAAGAATGAACTTAATTTTGGGAGAGATAAATCAGATAGAGATCTAGGAAAAAGCTTCGCGGATATGAAACGGAAATTGGGAGTAAGGTGAAACAATATAAACAATTTCTTACTGAAGCTTCTGGAAAAAATCTTCATATGGAACATCTCGAAGATGAGGTGTTAAATGGTGGGGTTAATGGTACTAGAGGTGCTATTGATTTTTTAAGATCTTTAAGAAACATGTTAGCCGGTCATAATAAAGAAGCAGTTAATGTTACTGTTAAATGGGATGGTGCTCCTGCTATATGCGCCGGTATTCATCCTAATGGAAAATTCTTTGTTGATTATAAGTCAATGAGACGTCCATGTTTTATTCAAGCCGATGTTGATGAACATTTCAGTGGTGGCCCCCTTCATTCTAAAATGAGTGCTTTATTAGAACATTTACCTAAGTTAAAGATTCCAGGTAATATTTTTCAAGGTGATGTTCTTTGGACAGAGGATAAAGATAAGAAGATACAGACAATTGATAAGGAAAGACAGATTACGTTTACACCTAATACGATAACTTATGCCGTTCCTTTAAATACAGAATTAGCAAATGCCATAATTAGAGCAAAGATTGGAATTGTTTTTCATACAACATACAGAACAGCGGGACAAGAAGACTTAGCAGATTTGAAAGCCGAGTTTGGTGCAGATGTAAATCAATGGACATCACATAAGGATGTTTGGGCTGTTAATGCGGACTTTACAGATGTAAGTGGAACAGCAACATTTACAAAGGCAGATGAAAAGAAAGTAACAGATATGTTATCTCAGTTAGGAAAAGATTTTAATAAAGTCAATGGTCGTTTTCTTGATGGTATCAAAGATGATAATATATTAAAAGTTCATATTAAGACCTATATAAATTCTAAAGTCAGAGAAGGTGAATTTATAGAAGAAAGGTTAGCAAGAGATTGTGTAAAATTTATTAAAGCTAAGTTAGATAAGGATGTTGCAAAGTTAAAATCAGAAAAAGGTCGTACACGAAAACAAATGACTGTTGATGAATACTTAAAGAAATTAAATGGTAATATAGATCAGATAGGTACTGTTTTTCGTATAATGGCTTTAATAAATAATATTAAGCTATATATTGTAGAGAAATTAGAAGAGGTAAAAGGTTTAACTTCTACCTTTATTAAAACCTCAACAGGTTATAAAGTAACAAAACCAGAAGGGTTTGTTGCTATTGACTCATTTGATTCTGGTAAGGGATTAAAATTAGTTAACAGAATGGAATTTAGTAGAATAAATTTTACCGCAGAAAAGGATTGGGACCAATGAAAAATTACAAAGAATTCTCAAAGCGCGACCTGAAAGAATCTAAGTATTCTGATCAGTTGATTGATGCATTACGTGATTGCATTGATTCCGCGCCTGATAGAACTAAAAATAAACTAGCACAAGTATATGAGGACTATGTTCATAAGTTTATGAGACGTCCACAAAAATTACCATATATGTTACAAGGGTTCTTAGATGCTATCGAAGAAGGTACCGATGCAAGAATAGAATGGAAGGGTGGCGGAGATAGGAGCGACTGGTGAAAACATATAAAGAATATACAGAATCTCCAGTTAATGAAGTTGATTCATCCGGCATAGATATGTATGATAATAAAAGAAAAGAATCAGAGAGGAAGAAGAAGGCTCGGGAAACTCCTTCTTCTCCAGAAACTCAAGCTAAGCTTAAAAAGGTAAGAGCAGGGGAAACTGTTGATGAATATGTGGGATCAGTAGAGTATAAGAAAAGAATGAAGAAAAAGGGTTATCCCGAACATAAGAAAGACAGGTCTTCTGGTTATGTTGAAGATATTAAGAAGACTTTCGCTGAAATTACAACTGGTCTTTTAAACCGCGCCGCAGGTGCAGCAAAGAAGGATGCCGCAACACAAAGAGACGCGCAAGATTGGGCGACGAGAGTGAAAGGTAAAGGACATGCTTTTGGTGCTGCAGAAGCCGGCAAAAAAGCAGCAAAGAGAGAGAAACAAGCTGGAAAATTCAGTGCTGCCGCCGATGTCAAACAACGGAATACAGCCTTTAAAAAGGAAGGTGTCATGACTGGATATGTTGATGAACTTTCAAAAGGCTTATTACAACGCGCGCAACAATCAGCTAAAGCGAAAGCTGGACAACAAAGAGCCGTATCGGCTAAAGCCGCTTCAAGAGTTGGTGACACTAGTCAACCACCAGGACAAAATCTTAAATCGAAACGTGCAGATTTCAAAGCAGCAAAAAAAGATTATCAAGCATTTAAATTTAAGAAAGCAGCAGACAAGAAAGAAGAGGAATAATGTCTAAAGATAAACATGATTATTTTGGTGAAGGCCCATTTTCAGGACCACAAAGCGATCTAGTCGCTTCGGTTATGAGAATAGCAGAAAAAGCAGAAAAAGAAAAGCCTGAAGAAGAAGAAGTAAAAGGTTTTGAAAAAATGTCTAACGACAAATTAAATCAGTCTGTTAAAGACGCATATCTCGATAAGGTTCGAGGGGGAATGTGATTTCATTTACTCAATTACGGGAAGGGTCGTTAAAAACAGCAGTATTTGCTTTTGGTCGGTTTAATCCTCCCACAATTGGACACGAGATTCTAGTTAATAAAGTAACTACAGTTGCTAAACGCAATCGTGGTGATGCTTTTATATTTCCTAGTTCCACACAAGATTCTAAAAAGAATCCATTAGATTATAAAGAAAAGATTAAATGGATGAAAAAAATGTTTAAACCGAAAGGCGAAGACATTTTTAAGTATTCCGAAGATCAACCTAAAGAAGTACTGAAATCTCTTTCATTATTACATGATGAAGGATATGAAGAAGTTATTATGGTTGTAGGAAGTGATAGAGTAAATCAATTTAAAAAACTATTGCCTCAATATAATGGTGTTGATGGTAAAACACATGGTTTTTATGATTTCAAAAAAATAGAAATAGAAAGCGCTGGTGAAAGAGATCCAGATGCAGATGATGCTACAGGAATGTCAGCATCTAAATTAAGATCACTTGCTGTTGATGGTGATTTTGATAAGTTTAAAGAAGGGTTACCAGATATCTTATCTGATAAAGATAAACGTTCATTATATCAATCATTACGAAAAGGTATGAGACTATCCGTTATTGAATCCCAAATGAAAGAAAAATTGGGTCCTGGTGCACCAATTGGAAAAATGAAAAATAGTGTATCGGATCCTAAAAAGGCAATGGGAAAATTTGTATCTAAAACTGCTCCACCAAGAGCAAACGATGATGCAGGAATAGATGATATAATGCAAAAAGCAGATTCAGGAGTTAAACCATCGAGCCCATCTACTAAAATAAAAAATAAGCAGACGCAGTTAAAGCCACCATCGTCTTCATCAGTAGATAAAGAATCATTATGTATGGATAAACTATATTATGAAGATGATGTTTATCATTTAGAAACTGAAACGAAAGAATTATTTAAGTATTTGGAACAATTCGCTACAACTAAACCCAAACAAGAATATTATAAACGTGCTTTAAAAGAAACAGAAGAATTTTGGAGTAAATATGAAATGGCATTCGGTGGATCTGTTAAAGTGGCACTATGGGAAATATCTCGATTAAGAGAACATACAAAGAAAGCTGCTGATTTTATTACATTGTTAGGTGAAGATGTTGATTATAACGTAGCAAACCTTTCTTATATGAATGAACGAATAGATGAATTGCCTACAAATAACATAGATATTAATAAACCAGTAAGTTCTAAATTACAAGAAATACTTGGTTTAAAGGAATGGCACAAGGATAGAGCCAAAGAAGGTCAACAGTTAGAAATCGGAACCGATAAATATAGACAGTACCTTGTAGATTTGACTCCGGGAGAGGAGTTTAAATCAGAACAAAATAAAAAACGCGAACAACAAGCGGAAAGAGTCAGTAAGATGATTTCCAAAATTATTGCCAACAGGAGCAAATAATGGATTGGTCAAAATATTATCCCGCGAATTACTCGGCGATAACAGAAGCAGACATTGAGATGATAAGGGAGAAACGAAAGTTAGAAACTCCTGTTGAAGACAATACTAATGATGAGCCAGATGACGGCGAAGGAATGGATAAAGTCCAACCTAAAGCGCTAAAGAAAAAGTTTGATAAACGTAAAGATAAAGATATCGACAATGATGGCGATACAGATGATTCTGATGAAGTTATTCACGCTAAAAGAAAAGCTATTGGTAAAAATATTGCTAAGCAAGATGAATCTAAAGGCGAAATGTGTCCGGAAGAGTGTTGTGGTGTACCAGTTAGTGAATGTACATGTCCACCAGATTGTCCACATTGTGATTGTAATGCTATTAATGAAATGTCTAAGGATGAATATAAAGATGATAATATGAAAAGACAACAGGCGAAGAAGAAAAAGAAAGATGAGCCTGAAGAAACAGAATTTTCCAAACAACAGGATACAGTTACAGATATGGAATCAGTCTCTCATGGAAAACCAGGAGTAATTGATATCTATAAAGAAACATTAGCATTAGCAAAAGTAACAAGAGGTAGAGATAAGTTGTCTCTTGAAGGCGCAGCCAAGTTAATAAAGCAACGTTCTTATGATAAGTTAGCACCTTACTTAGATAGTATGGAAGAAGAGCCACGACAATCTGTTTTAATGATCTTAATGAATGATCAAAAGATTGCAGATAAAGTCATGAGGAAGATGAAGACAGAAAAGTATCATGGTTGGTTGATGTCTGAAATGCATCAGAAGTATGATGGCCTTACATGGGCAGAGATTGGGGAACGTTTAATTAGAACACCAGAACGTAGATTAGTTTCTCTTGCATATGCTACTAAGATGGGAACAATTGATGCACCTTCACCTGAAGTCCAAAAATTAGCAGATGATTGTTCGTTGGAAGATTTAGAAAAAGCAGCCGGGGAAATTATCGGTGAAGATGATGAACTAGAAGAGGCAAAATCAGATGCGGAAAAGATTGCTGATAAACAAGCTAGCAATAATAAGATAAAACAAAAGTCATCTAATCAGGACAATCAGGCAGACGCAAAAAAAGCAGATAAAGCTCGTGAAACACAAGCTAATACAAATGATAAAGAACAGGAAAAACGACAGGCTCAATCAGATAAAGAAAGAGCAGCAAAGAAAAAACAACAAGCTGCTGCCCGTGCTAGAGAAACTGATGATCCTACAGTCAAGAGAGACGGCGGTCCAACTACAATGCGTTCAAAAATTGCAAATATAGCATTTTCTGCAATGGAAGACGCCGAAGATGTTCCTGAAACTATTGATGCAAGACGTAGAGTATTTAAAGAAAAAATTAGAAAGCTTGCTTATGAGAAGGCCAAAGAATTAATTGCAAAGCAACAATCAGTGCCTGATCCAACTTATGATGAAGCTAAAAAAGAAGAAGAAGAGGATTCTGAAGAAATCGGATCCAAAGTTAAAGAGACTGGTAAGGTCGATAACAAAATAAAGATGGAGCCAACAGTGAAAGAAAGTACAGGTGTTTCCTTTGTGCGGAAGTATAAGAATAAAATGTCAGCGGAACAGCGAGATGCAACTCTCGAAAATAATATACTTGAATATCTAGCAGGTGGTAGTTCTTTTGGTCGTGTAAAAAGGGCAGTACCTGTTGGTGCCGAATTTGCTTCTGATGATTCGCCAGCTTCAGCTACTTCAATTGCTCGTGCATTGAAGTGTAGTCCAATGCAAGTACAAAAGTTATTGGATGATATGTTAGAAGCAGGACAGATATCACGTGTAGGCGATGCATATTCATATGCTTCCCCTAGACCAGCTGATCCACAGGGTGAAAAAGAAGAGTCCGGACTAGAAGTATAAACAAACAATATGAATGTAGTGATTGGAAACGGTGAAAGTCGTAAGGCTTTTAATCTTAATTTATTATTGGATCATACAACATATGGATGTAATGCGATGTATAGGGATTGGAACCCTACACATCTTATATGTATAGACAATAAGATGCTGCATGAAATAGTAACATCACAGTATCCAAAGTTACATCATTGTTGGTTTAGAAATTTTCAGTTACTGGATCCTGATATGTATCCAGTTTTCAGGTCAACAGTTACGCCTGATATTGAAGTAATAGAGAATAAGAATACAGGATATAAATTCGCCTATTACGGACAAGAAATAAGTAGAGTTTATCATGATGATACTCATACAATGGATCTGCTAGATAAACCGGTTCATTATTTTACATGGGTATCAGAACAAGATAAAATAGATGTGGTGGACGATTTAAAACATATACCAATGTTAGATTCAGGACCACTCGCAACTTGGATATGTTGTGAACAAGAAAAACCGGAAACGGTTTATTTAATGGGTTTTGATTTTAACATAAATGATGGAAAAGTAAACAATATATATAAAGACACAGATTGTTATGCTCCTAATTATGCATTGCCAGTGAAAGCGGCAGGGTGGATTCAGAATTTTGAAGTTATGTTTACTGAACATTTTCCTGAAGTCAATTTTGTACATATTCAGGAAGAAGAGTGCTTTAATAAAGAAATTCCAAACATAGATACAATATCTATGGATGAGTTTAAAGAGTTGTTATAAATATTTAAAAATTAATAGGAGAAATTCATGCCTCTATGGGGAAAAGCCGCTGCTGGTACTCAGGCACAAAAACCAAAATGGGTTGGTACCACAGAAGGTGCACAATACAATAAACAAGATATCTATGGCGCTAACAATGGCTGGGTTATTAATACTAAAGCCAGTAAAAATGCTTCAGCTGCCCCAGAGATTCTAGTTGCAATGGGCGAACTTGGTACCGCTCTTGCCGCACCAACTGTTACATCAATGAGATTTACTGCATCAGCAATCACAGGTGGATCAAGAACAATTGCTGTTCAGGTCACTTGGGATGAAAGAGTTACAGTTACTGGAACACCACAAGTTGCTATTGCAAACGGTAACCAAGGAACTGGATCTGGTCGAGGACCACATACAGCTTCATACGCTTCAGGTTCTGGAACAAACAGACTCACTTTCAGCGTAGCAAGTCAAACAGTTGCAACAGATGACGTTCTTACATTGGGTGGATCTAATGTGGCACTAAATAGTGGTACAATTAAAGATACAACTGATGGATCAACTGTAGCATTGTTAGTTCTTTCAGGATTAACTGCGGTAACATTGACAGTAACTTAATAGTTAACTGATATTATGGAATATGTGGAAAATATAAATGTTGCTATAGTATTACAGCAACTACAGTCATACAAAGCTGAGAAAGAAAAACTTACCCAAAAACTTTCTCAGCTTAATGACGAAGCAGAAAAAAGTAAACGTGGTATACATAGTTATGACGGCGCTATACAAGCCCTTGATGCATTACTACAAACAGCTGAATCTAAAGAGATTGATGTTCCTGAATTGGAAGAAAATTAATGGCAGATAAAACGATACCCGCTTTAAATACACATGATAGTCCTACAGCGGAAGACTTATTAATTATAGTTGATGATCCTTCGGGTAATCCTGTAAATAAGAAAATACGTGTAGACACATTACTATCAGCACTTTCTACAGATACAACAACTAGAAGTGTAGCAAATAAGGTTCAATCTAGAGCTGATACTAATATTGCAAGAGATTTAAATTTACGAAATTCTAAAACTGTTTTACAGCCAGAAGTATTGAAAGGTGAACAGGATGATATGACTGTCATTTTGGGGACCTTAGATATGGCAGAAAATTCTGTATGGCATGTAGAGATTGATGGAACATCTTCTTCAGCAAATGATACATTTAAATGGTGGAGAGATGGAAATACTCAGACCGGTGCAGCAACTGTCACTATTGACGGAACTACGCAAGCATTAGCAAATGGTGTAAGTATTAAATTTGATGGTGTTACAGGACACAAAGTTACAGATAAATGGCAAATTGTCGGTTTAATAGAATCCAGAATTGATTTTCAGGGAAGTATTTTAGTTGAAGATAGTGTTCCGGAAAATGGTTCTTTTACCAGTACCTTTTCAGAAACTGGTAATTTGCAATTAGAATCTGGAATAGATATGGCGTTTGAAGATGGTACAGAAAAAGATATGTACATATCTGCAAATACCACAGTAATAAGATTTGTGGGTGGTCTACAATTAGGTGAATCCGCGGATCCAGTTGGATTTTTTGGTACTACACCAGTATCAGCCAATGCAACATTTGTCGCAGGTGCTAGCACCGCGGCACATATTATAGCCGAATTAGAAAGATTAGGTTTAGTATCATAAATAGTTTTTGGATGTCTGAGGAAGACCCTTCGCAAGAGTGAGCGATTCTCAGCATGATTTTAACTGGTGATGAGTCCCATCACGACGCCAGCAAGGAGATAAGATGGCTGATAAGAAAATAACGGCTTTAACTGCTGCATCAGAAGCAGCAAGTGAAGACCTTTTACATATAATTGATGATCCTTCAGGATCTCCAGTTAACAAAAAGTTAACTGTTAAATCATTTGTAGGTAATGTAACACATACAATTACCGGAACCGCACAAGCAACAACAGAGGTAATTCATAAAACTCTACACACCGCTAATTTAGCCCCATCGACTGCAAATGTTTTTGATAGTATTGTAACATCAGATGTTACAGTTGATGTTAAAGCAACAGGCTTAAATCAAGGTAATGTTGCTGTATTAACAGCTTCTTCAGGAACAGCAAAAATCCATGATGGAAACGTTGCTTTTACTTCAGAAGTGTCAGCTGTTAAAGGTGTTCTAGATCTTAATACATTTGACAGTACAGATTCGTCTGCAGGTAAGTCATATTGTATTATCGCATCACACGCAAATAGTGCCGCCGCGCCTAGTGCTTCACCAACTGCTTTTCTTAAGTTTGATGTTGCAAGTTCATTGACGGGTGCTTCACAAAATGTATCATATGCTATTGACGCTACACCAACAGGTGGATATGGTGCCGCAGCCGGTGCAAACGTTGGGCCATTTTTGACAACCGGAGCAAATACTTCTGGATCATATACGGGACCTGCTAACGGTGCAATTAAATGTAATGTATCTGGTATTACAAAATATGTCCTTCTTTGGGATGGAATTGCTTAATATATAATTAATGGATTATTATGATTAAACGTGAAGATATTGAAAAGCAAATTGAGTTTTTACAAAAAGATGTTGTAAATGTAAGGACTAGGTTAGACGCAGTGAGGGGAGAAGAAGAACAACTTGTCTCCACACTGTCTTCCCTTCAAGGTGCCATACAGGTTAGTCAACATTATTTGAGTATATGTGATAAATCAGAGGATTCTGATGATGCTCCAGGAGATGAACCATCTGAAGAGCCCGTGAAAGAAGAAGAAAAGATCGAGCCGAATGAATTTTGATGATATTACTGAAAATAATATCGAACTTTTCTGCATGCACAAATACAATAATCCTCAATGTATAAGTACAGAGGATTATAGTGATGATATGAAAAGATTTAAGTATTTAAAAAGACACTTAAATCATTATCTTGCATCAGGTGAATTGAAAGAAAGGTTGATTCTTAACCATTTGATTATGATATATAATCTATTTGATAATGAATCCGGTACGCGAATATTATTTTATAAAATTGAAGACAACAGTTGGGCAGTATTAAAACCCTTTTTAATTTATTTAAGAAGAATGCCCAAAATAGTTCGTGGCGTAAAAGGTATGGATATCCGAGACGGTGATATTCAATTAGATCAACATGTAGTAAAGCAGCTAAGATGCCTATAGGATTAAGATCAGCATTAACACAGGGTTCAGATTTATTCTTCCTATTTTCCTTTTTAAAGCGCCTGGTAACTCCCTTCGAAAAAACTAAAGCATATGCATTAGGCATTGTTGATAAGAATGGTAAAAATCTTATTAAGAAAAGAAATTTTACTACTCAAGATCAACGCGATGCTTATACAATGATGGATACGCTTATTTTCAATTTGAAAAGACTTTTAGGAAAAGTGCCTGGTGGTAAGTCAAGAATTGCGACTTATGCTGCGGCCTTGTTATTGCTTAGAGAAGAGAAGCAACTAAAGTTATTACAAGATGAAAAGTTTTTAGAAGAAGAATTTTCCATTATTTACGAAGATATGTGTTGTGAATGGCAATTAGATATGAATGATCCTGATCAAACGTTTTTGAAAGAAGAAGCGGTTGATGAGAACCTTGTGACTAAATTCAAAGATGTTCATAGAAATATGAATAGTAAAAAAGCACAGCATGCAATAGCAACTGCACAGGCAATGGGATTAGATCCTCTTAAAATTCAAATGTATTTGGCGGCAATTTTACCTGTAATGACAACTTTAGGATCAAATTATGAACCTGAAGATGAAGTTATAGAAGATGCGCCTACAATGTCAATGGGCGCAGGTGGAATTGCAGGTAGTGCTGAAGCAGGTGATGATCCACCTATTAGAAAGAAAAAGAAAAAAGGTGATGCTATGCCAATCCTAGCTAGGAAAGGGATTAAAGAGCATCTAAGAATTTTCCCATCACAAAATGTAACAATTTAGAAAGGTAATTATGGCAGGAATACAAGAGACAAAAGACGTTTTAGCTTTTGTGTTTTCACTTGGAAAAGCAACGGCTTCGGCATTGGAAGACGGCGATATTGGTTGGTCAGATGCAATGGACTTTATTGAACCTTTAAAAAAGTTGGGGCCAGCTATCGACAATATTGAAGACGTTTTAGTTGAACTACAAGACCTAGACGATGCTGAATTCGCAGAATTGGTACAATATGCCAAGGATGAATTTGGATTAGCTGACTTAGCTGAAGATACCGAAGTAATGGTAGAAGAAGCGATCAATGCAGGGGTTGAAATCGTTAAGATTGTAAGAATGTTTAGCTGAAGTACATCCTCGGCAAAAAAGGGAATCAATTGATTCCCTTTTTTTATCCTTGAAATTTATTATTTATTATGTTATAATATAATTATTATATTAAACCCCCATAATTGAGAGATATGAGTCTTTACATAGATCATAAGTATACAAATTTATTATCATCCCGCCTACAACGTTTTACAAGAAAATCTAGAGAGCTTTACAATTTCAGATGTCCATTATGTGGAGATTCATCTAAGAATCAATTTAAAGCTAGAGGCTATCTTTTCAATAAAAAACAACAATTAATTTTTAAATGTCATAATTGTGGTTCTGGTGGACCTTTAAAAGTATTATTAGATAAAATTGATCCAACATTATCTAAGCAATATTCTTTTGAAAAATATAGAGAAGAAGCCGGTGACGATACTCATCCAGAGAGAGAAGAAAAAGTACCAGTTTTTAGAAAACCTCAATTTAAAAAAGTAGGGTGTCCTTCACTAAATGAACTAGGCGCAAATCATCCAGCTGTAAAGTTTTGTGATGTAAGAAGGATACCTAAAGTTCGTTATCATGATATGTATTTTGCAGATTGCTTTAAGAGTTGGGTTAGCAAATATGATATAGAACTCGCCGCACGATTAAGACCAGATGATCCCAGAATTATTATCCCATTTTTTGATAAAGATAGAAAGTTAATAGCCGCACAAGGAAGAAGTTTAGAAGATTCAACTTTAAGATATTTCACCGTTAAGATTGATAAAACAGCTGGCAAACTTTTTGGATTAGATAGAAATGATCCGAAACAATTAACCTATATTGTTGAAGGCCCTATTGATAGTATGTTTCTTCCTAATGCTTTAGCTATGGCAGGAAGTGACATGGAAGATATGGGTCAATTTTATGCTCGAGACGTTACCTTTGTGTATGATAATGAACGACGAAATAAAGAAATTGTAGACAAAATGCATAAAACAGTGAAGAAAGGTTTCGCAGTTTGCATCTGGCCTGACACAATTAAAGTCAAAGATATTAATGATATGGTGCTAGATGGAATGGACATATTAGACATAGTTGATACCATAAATAAAAATACATTTCGTGGCTTACCTGCAAGGGTAAAATTGAATCAATGGAAAAGAATATGAGTGAAGAAGTGAAAGTCCATGAGCATGGATTTGTTAAATTATTAGATATAATGGGTGATGATGAAGAAGTAGAAGATGCGGCTCGAATAAGTTATGGACAGGGAACACGAAAGACTAGTCAGACAAGAAATCTTATTCGGTATCTGATGAGGCATGGTCATACATCACCTTTTGAGATGTGTGAAGTTAAGTTTCATATGAAGTTACCAATTTTTGTAATGAGACAAATAGTTCGGCATAGGACGGCGAACTTAAATGAGTATTCAGGACGATACTCGATTATGAGTAATGATTTTTACGTACCTCATGATAATGATATTCAAAAGCAATCAAAACAGAATAACCAAGGTAGGGGGGAAGAAATTGAAAGTAAAGGTTTGGTTAAATATGAATTTAACAGAATCTATGACAATGCTTCCTGGGCCTACAAAAATTTATTAGATCTTGATTTAGCTCGTGAGTTATCACGTTCAGTACTGCCTGTTGGCAATTATACAGAGGCTATCTGGAAAATAGATTTACATAACTTTTTTAAGTTTTGTAAATTGAGAATGGATGGACACGCACAAAAAGAAGTTAGAGATTATGCAGTTGCCATGTACGGCATGGTAAAACCAAAATTTCCCCTTTGTTGTGAGGCATTTGAAGATTATGTTCAAAATGCGGTTTCATTTTCTCAAAGAGAATTAAATATTATTAGAGACAATTTAAATGGTAGTTGGGTAATGTCAAAGTACGGATTATCAGAGCGAGAATCAACGGAATTTTTAGAAAAGCTGAAAACGATAGAAGGGGAAGAATAGAAATGAATTTGCCTACAGAATACCAGTCCTTTATTCATCTTTCAAGATATGCAAGATGGAGATATGATGAAGAAAGGCGAGAAACATGGCCAGAAACAGTTGGCCGATATTTTGATTTTTTTAAAGAAGATTTAAAAGAAAAATGTAATTTTAAATTAAGTGAAGCAGAACGAGAACAGTTAGAAGAAGCAGTATTAAAGATGGAAATTATGCCGTCTATGCGATGTATGATGACAGCTGGTGTTCCGTTAAGAAAAGAAAATGTTGCGGGGTATAATTGTTCATATATTAAATGTGATCAGCCTAGAACATTTGATGAAATTATGTATGTTTTAATGAATGGAACAGGAGTTGGTTTTTCTGTTGAAGAAGAGCATACAAAACAGATGCCAATAATTGCAGAAGAATTTTATCCTACAGATACTATCATTGTAGTTGCTGATAGTAAATTGGGATGGTGTAAAGCATATAAAGAATTAGTTGCTTTATTATATCAAGGTCTAATACCTAAATGGGATATTAGTAAAGTTCGACCAGCTGGGATGCCTTTAAAAACTTTCGGAGGTAGAGCAAGTGGCCCACAACCTTTAGTTGATTTATTTAACTTTGTTACGGGGATATTTAAACTTGCCGCAGGAAGAAAACTCAAACCAGTTGAATGTCATGATATCATTTGTAAAACGGCGGAAGTTGTTGTTGTGGGTGGGGTCAGGCGTAGCGCTCTTATCAGTTTATCTGATCTCAATGATCGTGAAATGCGATTCGCTAAAGCAGGTGAATGGTGGAAAAACGATGTCCAACGTGCCCTCGCGAATAATTCGGTTAACTATAAGGAAAGACCAGACATTGGTACTTTCATGCGGGAGTGGTTATCTCTCTACGATAGTAAATCCGGAGAACGAGGAATCTATAACAGTATGTCTGCCAAAAATCAAGTAGAAAAATTAAATGAAAGAGAAAAAGATGGAAGTGGAAATTACATTCGAAGACGAGTACCCAGAGATGACTTCGGCACAAATCCGTGCAGTGAGATCATTTTACGATCCCGAGAATTCTGCAACTTATCTGAAGTCGTTGTCAGGGGGACAGACACTAGAGAGCATCTCAAAGACAAAGTTCGCAGTGCGACCATTCTTGGAACATTTCAATCCACACTCACCGACTTCAAATATCTTACAAGAGAGTGGAACAGAAACTGCGCAGAGGAACGATTACTGGGAGTCTCACTTACTGGAATCATGGATAATGGATTAACAAATGGTAAAGTGGGTAAAAAGAAAACTGGTGAACTATTGGAAGAACTCCGTGATATTGCCATTAAAACAAATACAGAATGGGCTGATAAACTTGGTATCCCTAGATCGGCCGCCATTACGTGTGTTAAACCTTCGGGCACTGTTTCTCAGTTGGTTGATTCTGCTAGTGGTATTCATGCCCGTCATAATCCTTATTACATCAGAACAGTGCGAGCAGATAATAAAGATCCTTTGTGTAAATTTATGATGCAAGCAGGATTCCCTAATGAACCTGATGTAACAAAACCAGAACATACAACAGTATTTTCATTTCCACAGAAGAGTCCAAAAGGTGCTATTTGTAGAAATGATATGAATGCTTTAGAACAATTGGAACTTTGGAAATTATATCAAGATCATTGGTGTGAACATAAACCATCTGTTACAGTTTCTGTTAAAGAACATGAATGGTTGGGTGTAGGCAATTGGGTATGGGACAATTTTGATAATATCAGTGGTATTTCATTTTTACCATTTAGTGAACATACTTATAAGCAAGCACCATATCAAGATTGCGATAAAAAAGAACATGATGAGCTATCAGCGAAAATGCCTAAAGAAGTAGATTGGACGGCATTAGGAGATTATGAGAAAGAAGATCACACTGCTGGAGCTCAATCTGCAGCATGTGCAGCTCCTGGTGGCTGCGAAGTGGTTGATTTAATATAGAAATTTTTTACTTGATTTTTAAATAACTTTGCCGTATAATAAAGGGTAATATGAAAACAGACTTCGAAAAATATGTTGAGGATTGTATGAGCGTTATAAAGGTTTATACTGATTCTTTAGATGAACGTACACTTTCGCAGATCTGGAAATCAATCGAGAATTCACCTGCTAAATCTGGAAAGATTTGGTTGGAGGATGGTCTCGATAAATCGTATAGGGAAAGAAACCCGGATACAAATTTTATTTATGATTGAAGATGATAGTTTTTATAGATATGGATGGTGTTCTAGCAAATTTTGATGGCGCCATTATTAAAAAATTTGAAAGTAAAAAATTATGGGATAATAGATGGGATGAAGTCGATCCTGAATTATTCCTCAATTTAGAAAAAATGCCTGATGCGGATCAATTAGTTGAATATATTCGTGGAATGTTTGATATTCACTTACTGACAGCTATTCCTAAAAAAGGCAGATTTGAAAAATCAAGGGTCCAAAAATATCAATGGGCCTTCAACCATTATAAAATATACCCCTCAAAAATACATGCTTGTTACAGAGAAGAAAAACAGTATTTTGCTGTTGAGGAGAACCTTTCTCCTAATCTATTAATAGATGATCATGAAGGCAATGTAATCGAATGGAGGGCTAAAGGTGGAATTGCAATTCATCACACTTCAACAAAAAATAGTATAAAAGAATTGCAACAGTTAGGATTTTAATTGATATGTGCAGGTATAGATTATTCAATGAATAGTCCCGCAGTGTGCATTTATAAAAATGGAATACTTAATCCCAGTAATTGTTCTTATCATTTTTTTGGTTTGGATAAGTGGCGGCCTCGGTGGTCCGCCCTTCAAAATGTGAATTGTTATAAATTCCCAAAAGAGTTGAAAGATCTAGATAAGTATATGTTTTTGGCAGACTGGACCATAGAGGTAATCCGTCAGTACAATTTTAGAGTGTCCAAAGTTGTTTTGGAAGATTATTCATTTGGATCTACAGGCAGAGTTTTTCATATTGCGGAAAATGTTGGAATATTAAAATATACATTAAAAAAGAACGGTTTCCGCTATGAAATCGTTCCTCCAACAGTTATTAAGAAGTATGCCACAGGGAAGGGAAATTCTAATAAAGATGCAATGTTAGAAGCATGGAAAACAGAGCCAGGCACTTTTGATTTAGTTCAAGAGTCAGGTAACCCGGCTAATGATATTGTTGATTCCTACTTCCTTTGTAAATATGGAGTTAATCAGTGAATATATTTACGTCTCGAGTATGTGCAGTAATCTTCTCGATTTGCTTTTCTAGTATCTCTCGCCTATTTGGCCAATATATGTATTCGTTAGTTGAAGACTTTGCCAAATTGTTCAACAGAGGAACAATCATATCTTCAACTGTTTTCATTTTTATTTCATACTCTTTGTTTAATTTGTCTTTATGTTTATCAATATCTTCATAATGATAATCCAACAAACTCCATATTTTATTCACTGTACCTTCAACTTCTTTTATTTGTCCAGCTTTAGCTTCTTTAACAGCGGCTTCAACCACTTTTGTTTCTGGTTCTTTAGCCGTGGCAGTAAAATCCGATTCACTTACCGTACTAAAACCAAAATCATTTAATTCGTCCATATGTACCCTCAAGATTTGCAATTTACTAATATATTTAGGACAGACGAGACTAACATAGGTGACTGGTATAGTTCCCCTGCTATGTACTTTGATCTACCAGGTAATACAAAAGATATCTGGAAATTAGATCATGCATATGAACCGGAACATGAAAATATCATTTATGGTGGAGGTGGACTCATAGGACAAATGAGACCTATGGCGCATACTATAACAAATCAGAAAAATGGTAATTATAAAGTATTTGGATGGGGAATAGGAGAACATATTTATGTTAGTATGGATGAACAAACACAATCTATTCCTCCAATAGATATATCATATCCCTTTTATATTAGAAAATTTGATTTATTAGGTATTAGAGATTGGTATCCTGGAATATATACTGCGGTACCTTCAGCTAGATGGGTTCCATGCGCGAGTTGCATGCATGAAGCCTTTGATAAAGAATATGAAGTAAAAAATGATATTGTTTTCTTTACACATCAATCACTACCAATGTTTATTATTCATATGATGCCTAAACAAACATGGGACTATCCTCATATGGCAAATGATAACAAACAAACATTTGAAGAAGTAATAGAATTTCTTGGAAGTTCAGATGTAGTTGTCACAAATTCATATCATGGGGCTTATTGGGCGACTCTTTTAGGAAAAGCTGTTGTTGCCTTTCCATGGGCTTCTAAATTTCATGGATTAAAACATAAACCAATTCTTTGTCCTGCACCTGATTGGTGGAAGGAATTAAATGATAGGGAACAACATCAGTATAAACATGCGCTTGAAGAATGTAGGCAAGCAAATAAAGATTTTCATTTAGAAATGATAAATTATATTTTAAATGTACCTCAAACATTAAAATTCGAGACAACATGAATTTAGATATTTACAAATCAACAGATATTCCACAAAGACGTGAAGGTAATATTGCGAAAAGGTCTTTTGGCGGAACAGAATTGACAACATTAGAATTGTGGTCCCATTTACCACAAAAATATAAGACAGACTATCAATGGGTGATATCAAGATTATATGATGATGATATGCAAACCGTTTTACCTAAAATATGGTGGTTCCATGATTTAGCAGGCGATCCATGTCATAAGCTCCTTGAACATAATTCCGGCCATGAGAATTTTGAAAAATTTATTTTTTCTAGTCATTGGCAAATGATGACCTTTATATCAAAATATAGTTTACCCACCACTAAATGTGAGGTAATGAAAACAGCGATTTTTCCTCACGATCAATATGAAAAACCAAAAGAGGATAAACTAAATTTAATATATTGTTCTACTCCTCAAAGAGGATTGCATATTTTATGTAATGCTTTACATGAACTTGAAAGGGATGATTGGCATTTACACGTTTATTCGTCTTATAGTGTTTATGGATGGAAAGAAAATGATCAACCTTATAAAGAGTTATTTGATCATATAGAAGCGAATCCTAATATGACCTTACATCCTTCTGTTATTGGAAGGCCCTTAAGAGAAGAATGGAAAGATATGCATATTTGGGCTTATCCTTGTATTTGGGAGGAGACATCTTGTCGAACAGCTATGGAAGCCATGTCCGCAAGAGTTGTTATGTTAACAAATAATTTAGGAGCCTTACCTGAAACATGTTCTGATCATGCAATTATGTATCCTTATGTTAAAGATGAAATTGAACATTGTTATAGGTTTGCAGATGAGTTAGATAAGTTGATGGACAATTATTGGGACTCTGAAACTCTAGATATAATTAATAGAGCAAAGAAACATGCCGACAAGTATTATAGCTGGGAGTATAGAGCTCCTAAGTGGATTGAAATGTTAGATTTAATGGAGATTGAAGATGAACTCACCGAAGGAAAGAATGGATCAGATAACGCAGTTGATGGTGATAACGATGGAGGAGTACGTTAATTGATTAGAGGAATAGCATTTTCGTGTTTTGATTTATTACACGCCGGACATATTACAATGTTAGCAGAAGCGAAACAACATTGTGATTATCTTATTGTTGGATTGCATACATCACCAGGACATAAAAAGAATGTAGTACAATCATGCTTTGAGCGATGGGTACAATTAAAAGGATGTAAGTATGTGGATGAGATTATCCCATATGAATCAGAAAAAGATCTTAAGAATATACTCAAGACAATAACACCTCTTCATATGAGATTTTTAGGTGAAGAATATTTACGTGACAATTTGTTTATAACAGGGTATAATATATGTTTAAATAGAAATATTGAAATTCATTATTGTCGAAGATATCATGATTATAGTTCAACTGAGTTAAAGGAGAGAATTGCTAGTTTGCCAAACACCTCTAAGAGTTAGTTTTATTGGCGGCGGAACAGATCTGCCAGAATATTATAAAAACGCTGGTAAACCAGGAAAAGTGATCAGCGCTGCGATAGACAAATATACATATGTTGTAGTAAATAAGCTTTACAGGAAACAATGGGTTTGTAATTATTCTAAGAAAGAAATTTGCAATTCTATTGAGGAAATTCAGCATGAATACATCCGTGAAGTACTTAAACATTTTAAGATAGATTTTGGTTTAGAGATTACAACGTTAGCAGATATACCTTCTGAAGGTTCAGGGCTTGCATCATCATCAAGTATCTTAGTAGGACTAATACATGCAATTGGAACACTAGTTAAAGCAGATTTAAACCATGCCGATATAGCTCATCTAGCATGCCGTATTGAGATAGAAATATTAAAGAAGCCAATTGGCAAACAAGACCAGTTTGCTGTCAGTTACGGCGGTTTTAATACCATTTCCTTTAGGAAACCTGACAGGGTTACTGTTAATGAATTAGATATTGATGAAAACTTTGAGGATATGTTCGTTTTAGTTAATACGGGTATTCATAGACAATCATCAGATATTTTGACAGATCAAAGAAAAAATACCCAGAGAAAAGTTCAGAAATATGATCGAATGGCAGAATATGTTGAAGAGGGTTTGAAACAACTTAATAAAAAAGAATATCTTGAATTTGGATTCACAATGCTTAATTCAATGAGAATAAAACAAGAATTGGCAAAAGGTATTATAACTGATAAAATAAATCTGTTGATAAACAGAGCATTGCAAGATATAATAGGTTATAAAATTTGTGGAGCTGGAGGAGGAGGATATTTACTCTTTATGACAGAAAATCCTCAGGGTATACAATCAAAATTTGAAGATTTAGATACTTTCAGAATAAAGTTTGATAACCAAGGATCAAGGATAATATTAAATAATGAAAAGTAAAACTTGGAAACATTTTGCGGATGATGTGGATGGTATATGTCAAGCTGTACGACAAGATCATATAAATCATCTTATAGAAGGTATTTGGGAGGCATACAAGTCTCATAAACAATTTTTTATTTGTGGTAATGGTGGGAGTGCGTTAAATGCAAGTCACTTTGCACAAGACTTATCAAAAGGGGTTATTGAAAATGGAAGTTCAAAACCTAGGATTAGGGCTATTTCTCTTAGTAACGATATCGGTTTCATCACTGCTACATCTAACGATGATAGCTATGCTAATATATTTGTAAATCAGCTTATAACGCTCGCTAATGAAGGTGATTCATTATTTGTTATAAGTGGCAGTGGGAACTCAGAAAATGTCGTTAGAGCCGTTGATTACGCTGAATTAAACGGGATTAAGACGTATGGTATCTTAGGATATGATGGTGGTGTATGTAAGTCTAAAGTTCAGAAATTTATACATATTAACTATAATCATATGGAAATATGCGAAAGCGTAATGTCTATCATATTACATTACGTAATGTGTGAATTAAAAACAAGACATGAAAATTATAGACTTGCAAGAATTCAAGAAGAGTCGTAATCTTAAAAAGGCCACAGCAGAAACTGATGTACCTTTAAAAGTGGATAGTTTTTACAAACATAAGGATATGCCATTATGGATTCATGTTATGGGACAAAGTATTCCTAGTTTATTTGGTGGAGGCCAAATGATAATAGCACAAGCACATGATGGTAAGGTGTTATGTTTTGAATACGGAGAAGAATTGAATTGGGAGCCTGTTTCATTTAATGTTTTTGATAGGATAGTAATGGAAACACAAAATAATCAACCTGAGCCTCCAGAGGCGAGTTAATATGGCATTTCAGAAAAGGTCACTTGAAGCGAAGCATATGGGTGAGGAGCCTGATCCAAGGGATTGGATGGAAATGGATGAAGAGGCTCTAACAGATCGAATGCATGACTCATTTAGATGGTATTATAAATTTTATGATTTTAAAGAAACAATGGTTTTTGTTTCTGAATATTATAAAAAGAATAAAGTTAAGACAACATCACCTAAAAAGATTAAACCAATAGATTTACAAGAAGTAGGAATGCATGTTGGTTATATTGCGCGATTAAAAACACGAGGGCTTGATCGATGTCCGGAGAAACTTGAAACTCTTTTTATTGAGAAGCTTAAAAAGATTGAAGATATTGCTAATAGAAGAAAAAATCAACAGGAAGAAATACAGGAAAATAAAGTAAAACCAGATATTCAGCAAAGAATGCGTGCTCTGGCAAAGAAATTGGCATTTGATGTAGAAGAAGTTGTAGAACAACAAATTGATAGTGGTTTTAAAGATAAATTTAATTTCAAGAACTTTGTTAAACAAAATAAGATTACTAAGCCTGTTGCAAAACATTTGAAAGAAGAAATAAATTTAATGGCAGAGGAGATACGATTAGCAAAAGATGGCGACCCGGATCTTAAAGAAGCATATAGCCATTTAAATGGAATTATTAAAAATAGATTAATCAAATTTTATGATAATTTGATTGAGGAATGCGATAACATTCAAACGGTGAAAAAGGAAAATATTAAACCTGTTAAGTTAAATTGGTATAGAAGGAATAAAAACAAAAAGAAAAAGAAAAAATGATACTCGTTGATTATAATCAGATGATAATTGCTAATTTTATGATATTTCAAAAGCAATTTGAACCTGGAAAAGAAAATGATATGGTTCGCCATATGGTTATGAATAACATTAAGATGATTCGTAATCGTTTTTGCGACAAATATGGAAGTGACATGGTTTTTTGTTGCGATAATAAAAATAATTGGAGAAAAGATTATTTTCCATTATATAAGGCAAATCGTAAGAAAGCCAGAGAAGAAAATAAACAGAATATAGATTGGAAAGCTTTATTTGGAGTTATTGATGATATTCGTTCTGAATTAGAAGAATACATGCCTTATAAGGTTGTTACTATGGATGGATGTGAAGCAGATGATATTATAGGCGTTATATGTAAGAATTATAATACAGATCCTATTTTAATTGTTTCATCAGATAAAGATTTTATCCAATTACAAAAATATAATAACATTTCACAATGGTCTCCTTTAACAAAGAAATTTTTAAATGACCCTAAACCTGAAGAACAGCTAAGGGCTTTAATTGTAAAAGGTGATCGTAGTGACGGAGTACCAAATATATTGTCAAATGATAATTGTTTGGTAGAAGGGTTACGTCAAAAGCCACTTTCAAAGAAGAAAATTGAAAAATGGATAAGCGGAAACCCAGAAGAATTGTTTGAAGGAGAGCTTTTACGCAATTATAAGAGGAATGAAACTCTTATAGATTTAGAGTGTATACCGGATTCAATTCAGATAAATATACAAACACGGTATGAAAGAAAACAGTACACCGGCCGTGATAAAATGCTTAGTTATTTTATTAAGCATAGACTTAAAGAATTGACTGAATCCATTCAGGAGTTTTAGATTATGACACTTATAGAATTATTTAACGCGATTGACAAAGCTAAAAGTCAGAAAGAGAGAGGAGAATTACTAACACAAAATAAAAGTCACCATTTGGAGAACCTACTGTGGTACGTGTTTCATCCAGATGTAAAATTTTTATTGCCTGAAGGTAATCCACCGTACCAAGCTCAAGCAGAAGATCCACAATCAACATTGTTATACGGACAGATCCGTAAATTGAGATATTTTGCAGAAGGCCCCGGCGGTACTGACTTTTGTGCTGGTAATAACATTAATCCTATAAAAAGAGAAACAATGTTCATCACTATGTTAGAAAGTGTGACACCAACTGAAGCTGAGTTACTTATTAAATTGAGTAAGAAAGATCTCGGCGTTCGTGGGTTGACTTATAAGTTAGTGGCGGAAGTGTTTCCTCATCTCATTCCGCCAATGCCGGAAACTAAAAAAAGCAAGTAGTACCATTTTTTACATACATGGGAATGTGAATTAACATTTCGGAGCAATTTATGTTTAAGATAATAGCTACTATTGCTATCTTATTAGCAGTAGTATCCTATCCCGTAAAAATCGTGCATCAGAAAGCAGACGCTGCTAAAGTTGAGTCCACCCCCAACAAAAGCGTTACTCTAAAGCAACATTTGGAAACCCCACGTGTAAGCTTCACGAAGCCGATTAGCAAATGGACAGGAACAAATAATAATTATGTAAATCAACAGGAAGAAATAGCCTGTTTGTCAAAGAATATCTATTTCGAAGCCGCAATTGAAAGTACTGCTGGGAAACTAGCAGTGGCACATGTTACACTTAATAGAGTTCTAGATAAAAATTTCCCGAACTCCTATTGTAAGGTAGTTCATGATGCCCAGCTTCACGCAAATGGTCATCCTAAACGAGACTTGTGTCAATTTTCTTGGTATTGCGATGGTAAACATGACGTACCATATCCAGGAAAAAATTGGGAAAAGATACAAAAACTATCAGCATGGTTTTATAACAGTAGCAAATATAAAAAGGGTAGTTTTTTAAAAGATATAACAGATGGTGCAACACATTACCATGCTGATTATATTGATGATCCACGCTGGTCTAAATACAAAAAAAGAACAGTAAAAATTGATACTCATATTTTTTATAGGTAAATTATGCCATTTTATGATTATAAGTGTGAATGCGGTCATGAGTTTGAAGAATTTTTTAAAATAGCAGATCGCGATAAACCAACTAAAGAGCCGTGTCCTTCTTGTAACGAGGACACGGTAACAATGAAAGTTCACTGTCCCGGATTTGTATATGATAATATTTCAGGCACAACAGCAAAAGGTCACAAAAAGAAACCAGACGAAGCTTTTACTGATCACCTGAAACAAATGAAGCGGAATTATCCGGGGAGCAATATGAATGTTTAATCATGTAGAACTTGAATTTGAAGAATTACAAACCACTAATATAGATGGCCAGAGGGTGTACAAAACGCCCGACGGCTCCTTTCCCTCCATTACAACCGTTCTAGGTAGAAAAAAAGCCCAATTTTTTAAAGAATGGAGGGAAAGAATTGGTGAAGAAGAAGCAAATAAAATAACTACAAAAGCTACACGTCGTGGAACAAACGTGCATACAGTTGTAGAAAATTATCTTGCTAACAACTCAGATTATTTTGGTAAAAGTCAACCAAATGTTCGAGAGCTGTTTAATACCATCAAACCCTTTATAGATTCTCATCTTGATAATATTGCCGGTATTGAAATACCTCTTTGGTCTAAAAAATTAGGTGTCGCTGGTCGTTGCGATTGTGTAGCAGATTGGAAAGGTGAGAAAGCAATATTAGATTGGAAGACATCCAATAAGATAAAAAGGAAAGAATGGTGTGAAGATTATTTCTTGCAGGCAACAGCTTATTCAATAATGTTTGAAGAACGCACAGGAATCCCAATAAATAGTATTGTTATAGTTATGGCAGTTGAGAATGAGGAGCCGCAGATCTTTGAGGAAAAAACACCAGATTACTGGAAACTCTTAGAGACCACATTGAAGGAATGGAAATGACTCAAGTCTTAATTACGGGCGTTAAAGGGTTCATCGGGCATCATCTATACAATTCATTAATGGATGAGGGATATGACGTCCAAGGGATTGATGATCGCTCCGGTTTAGGCTGGGAAGACAGGGTAGTCCCTTATTCTCATTGTGATATCACTAATGACCCTTTACCTTATAATAATGTGGAATACGTTATTCACTTAGCCGCAAAAGCAGGTGTTCGTAAAAGTTGGGACCCAAAATATTTAAAAGATTATTGTGATACGAATATAAAAGGTACTGCCCGCATTTTTAATCATTATAAAAATTCTAAAATATTATATGCATCAAGTTCTTCCGTTAAAGATATGAAAAGTCCTTATGCAATGACAAAAGCTGCCGGTGAAGCCATGGCTCCTAATAATGCTATAGGAATGAGATTCTTTACAGTATGGGGCGAGCGCTCACGTCCTGATATGTTTTACAGACAACTCCAACAAAAAGAAATAGGATATCTAACAACCCATACTAGAGATTGGTGTCATGTAGATGATGTTTGTAATGCTATTAAATTATTAATGGAAAATTTTAAAGTTTGGAAAAAGAAACTACCAGTTTATGAAATTGGATATGGGAGTCCAATGTCTGTATATGATTTTGCAACAACACATGCTCCTGAAGGATTTGACGTGGAAGCATTACCATTTAAAAATGTAACCGGTGAGTCCGAAGAAACATGTGCTGATTCTTCTCCTTTAAAGGCGCTTGGCTGGAATGTTATGTAGTTACCCTTACAAGCAAATCGCCTTAAAAGATTGGGACGGCGATAAATTAAAGTGGTCTCATCCTTGCTGTAATATGTCTCGCCCGGAATGGGAAGATCCAATGGGAATGCAGGACATAGATAAATTAACCCCCCCTGAAATATTTGAATCAGAACAATTTAAGTTGTTGCGAGATGATTTTGATAATAATCGCAAGAATGATTTTTGTAAAACTTGTTGGAATATGGAAGAAAGGAATATTGAACCTTTTTATATTCATAATGATGATATAATTCCTAAAGGACAATTAGATTCAATTGATTTTACCTTATCTAATAAATGTAATTTAGCTTGTAGAATGTGTGATCCACAAACAAGTCATAGGTTAATGTTAGATTGGAAGTTTTTCAAAGACAATGGGTTGATTAAAGATATTGAAAATATAACAGCTGGTAAATTTAGAGAAGAATTAAATATACCAAATGTAAAAAATTCGATTCAATATAAATGGCTTTTAAATAATCCAGTAAAGGAATTAAGATTTAGTGGTGGTGAACCATTTTTTGATTCATTAATAATAGATTTATTGGATAAATATATTAAAGAAGGTTGGGCAAAAGATACTATCTTAGCGTATCATACTAATGGAACCTTATTTAACAATGAACTTATTGATAAGTTAAATCAATTCAAAAAGCAGTACCCTAAAATTAGTATAGATTCAATAGAAGAAGGATATGACTATATACGTCATCCTGCCAGTTTTGATGATTTAGATAAAACCGTTCGTTTATTTTTAAATAATTCTACTAATTTGGGTAGAATTAATATTGCTGTTGTTATTTCTGCTTTAAATATCTTAGACCTTCATAATCATTGGTCATGGTGTTGTACCTTACCTAAAAAAGTTTTTGTTTCATATTGTGAAGTATATCCTGATAATAGGGGCATCAGCCCTAAGAATTTGAGTAGAGCTTTATTAAATGAGTTGCCTTACATAGATTCTAGAAAACATCAGCAAATAATTCAATCTTATAAAATACGAAACGTTGAAAGGAAAGAATCGGTTAAAAAAGAAATAGAATTATTCGATATGTCTAGATCCCAAAGTTATAAAAATTATTTACATCCTCATTTAGTATCATGGTTAGATTCGTAGTAGTTGGTGGAGGCGCCGCAGGATGGATTACATCTCATTATCTAAAAAGAAATTTAGATTGTGAATTAACAGTTGTCCATAAAAAAGAAAATGAAATTATAGGTGTAGGAGAATCAACAACACCTACTATTTTAAAAGTTATAGAAGATGTTAAGTCGTGGCAAGAAGATAGCAAAGCTCTTATTAAGTATGGAATAAAATTTAACAATTGGCTAAGACCGAATAGTGAATGGTATCATTTATTTGAGGATGCTTTTATAAAAGATGGTGTTGATTCTATTGAATTTTTGAGAAATGAACATCCTAAAATTGATACTACTACATTTAATTATTATCACGGCGATTTTTTAGTTAGATGTAAAAATAATATAATAGATACAGAAAATAATTCAATTCCAGGATATGGATTTCAAGTACAGGCAGATAAATTGGGGCTTGCTTGTAAAAATGAATTGGAAGGTAAATATAGGTTAATTGAAGAAGATGTTACCACTGTTCTTTCAGATAAAAATGGAATACGTTCTATCGGAACAGAAAACCATATACTACACGCAGACTATTTTATAGATTGTTCCGGATTTGAAAGAATATTGATTAATAGGTTATCATCTTTTGAACCTTATGAAGATATGATAGCCAATTCGTATATTGTTGGTAGATTAGATAAACATAAAAAAAGACCTTATACAGTAACAACTGCATTAAAAAATGGTTGGCGATGGGAGATAGATACTCAAGATAGAACGAACGCCGGTTATGTTTATTGTGATCATTTAACAAGTCATGAAAAGGCAATGGAGGAATCAGGTATAGAAGGAGAAAAGAAAAGTTTTGTATCTGGTAAAATGAAGGATATTGCAATTAAAAATTGTATTAGTAATGGCTTAGCACAGAGCTTTATTGAACCGTTGGAAGCAACATCATTAATGATGACTTGTTATACAGTTGAAAAATTCGTTGAAATTATTAAGAGAGGTAAAAGAATAGAAACTCTTAATAAAATTATGGATAAATTTTTAAAGCACACCAAAGAATTTGTAAAATATCATTATATATTAAGTGAAAGAAAAGATTCAGAATGGTGGGAATATTGGACAGAACAGAAAAATGATATACAAGATTTTTTCGAACGCTCATTAAAGAATAAACGATATTGTAAGAAAAATGATACATTATTAAATCATTATAATATAGCTTCAATGATGGTAGGCTATGAATGCTTAACAGAAAGAAAAAGAATATGATAATAAACAAGATAGTCAACTATTGGAAAGAAAACTTTGGGAAAGAAGATTTAAAATTCCCTTGCACTTATAAACCGGGCAGAAATAGCAAAGAATTTGAAGATTCTATAGATGCGATATTACGAGAAAAGTATCCTGAAAATTGGAAGAAGCACGGCGGAAAGTAATGAAAAAATCCATGGAAGAATTTGCTATTACATTACAGACATGGACATGTAGTATGCATAATAATCCTGATAGAGATGTTTGTCCTGCACTTGACGGAGAAACATTAGTAGACTATATGAGTCAATATGATCTGACTTCAGATATTATTCCAAACTCTATACCTGAACAAGTAGCAGTGTTTATGATAACTGAACATATTCATTGGAGAGATTTAGTTAGCTATGATATGAATTTGACTTTGGATGATATGGAAAAAGAATCATTAGATTATACCTATAGATTAAATCGCGCACTTTTATCATCTAATGAAAAATGGATATTATCTAAAGATGATCTCCCCTTACATCGGATGAAACATATGCTACACCCGAATATTGGGTTTTTTGGTAATATGATCAAATATCAAAACGATAAAATAAAAACACTAAATGGACATTCCGTATATATTCCATTTAAAGAAACATTATATTTGTTTAATCAATTATGAAGATATTAATTTTAGGCGGTGGAAGCGCCGGTTGGTTAGCTGCCGCATATTTATCCCAAACTAATAAAGTTGAAATAAAACTTCCTAAAAATTCCAAACCTATAGGTGTTGGAGAAAGTACATTACCCGGATTAGTTAAATTCTTTGATTATTGTGGAATATCTGAAGATGATGTAATTAATAAGTGTGATGGTGTAATTAAATATGGTATTAAACATCATGGTTGGCATAAAACTGATTGGGTACACCCGTTTCCCAATAATACTCATGCTTATCATTTAGATGCGTTAAAAATGATCGTTCTTCTAGAAGAAATAGCTCGCCCTAGATTATGTAAAATAGATAATCCTGATTTAGTAATAGATTGCACTGGTTTCAATAGTGACTTTTCTAAAAATAAACAATTTGGTTCTTATAAAACCCTGTCTAATAATATGGCCCTCTTCGCACCCGGTGATTCTAATTGTCAATCTATAACAAATACTTTTGCTATGGATTATGGGTGGATGTGGAATGTAGATTTAAGATCAAGGAGTGGTAATGGGTATGTTTTTAATAATAATTTTATAAGTTCAGATGATGCCATTAAAGAATTTAAAAATAAAAATGTGGGTAATGTTAAAGCCGAAGACATTCACGTCATTCCCTTTAATAATAGGTATTGTTTAACCCCGTGGTTGGGTAATACTGTATCTGTGGGATTAAGTTGTGGGTTTGCAGAACCTCTTGAAGCTACAGGGCTTTTTCTAATAACATGGGCGATAGAAACTATTGAAAAATTAAAACACAAAGAAAATAAAGAGAAAATATTTAATCGTTCATATGTTAGATTGTGTCGACATGTATATGATTTTTTAGAATTGTTTTATACTTCTTCTAAAAATGATCATACTGAATATTGGAGGTCTTTAAAAAAATATCATACATTGAATAAACCCAAATATCAAATTAATTTTTTTAGGGAAAACTATTCTTATAAGTTTTTAAATGATGCCAACTTATGAAGAATGTTTATTTATTACAATTAACGTCTCCTTTAATAGACTCTTCCGTTGGCGTTGAAATGTCAAGTAATAAATCGGCATTTTTACCATATTCTGTCGGTCTTCTTTGGTCTTATTGTTTACAAAATAAAATAATATCCGATAATTTTATATTAAAAGATTTGGTGTTTAATATAGATAATTTAGATTATTATATTGATAATATGGGACAACCAGATATAGTTGCTACTAGTAATTATATGTGGAATTCTAATAAGCATCTTTATATATTAAAAAAAATAAAAAAAAAGTATCCTAATTGTTTGATTATTTGTGGCGGACCACATGTTCCTAATTCTAATGATAGTAAATGGTATAATTCGCATGACTATGTAGATATTGGTGTTGTGGGAGAAGGAGAAAAAGTCTTTGAACAAATTTTATTAGAATATTTTAATAAAAAAGATTTTTCTGAGATACCAGGTCTTATTTTTAGAAAAAATAATAAAATTGTTAAAACGAAGCCGGCTATTAGAATTAAAGATATTAATACAATCCCTAGTCCATATTTGTCGGGCCTTTTTAATAATATTATATTAAAAAATCCTTCGATTAATTTTCACGCAACCGTTGAGATGGATAGAGGTTGTCCGTTTAAATGTACTTTTTGTGATTGGGGTAGTTTAACTGCACAAAAAATGATAAAATTTGATGAGCCGCGATTATTCAAAGAATTCGAATGGATTAGTCGTAATAAAATAAATTATCTTTGGTTCACAAATAGTAATTTGGGTATATTTAAAGAAAGAGATTATAATATAATAGATAAGGCAGTGGGATATCATGAAGCCACAGGTTATCCCAAAA